ATCGACAGGTTGGGAGTTCATAGGATAAAAAAAATAAAAATAAATAAATAAAAAAATAAATAAAAATGGGTTTAATAGTAAATGCTACAAGTAGCAAAAAAATTTTGATTAAAGGAACTGAAATTGAATTAAAAAACGTTTACGTCCGCGTTGAATTTTCCGCAAGGGCAAACGGGACAACGTTAGAAATTGCGACGTCAACGTATTTAAACAAACAGGCGTACAAAGACAATTCCGCAACGTTATTGACGGACATACCGCAATCAAATATTTGCGTTGAATTAGTCGAAAATGAAAAACAGGACATTTTAACGGCGGAATTATTCGCAAAAATTAACTTTGAAGAACTTGGCTACATGGTAGAAATTTTATAAAAAATTGATATATTTGTATTTGTAAAAATATTAATTTAAAAAAATCAACAAAATGGAAGAAAAGCAAGCAATCGAAATTTTAATTCAAGTGGCTAAATTAGCACAATCGAAAGGCGTTTTATTATTAGACGACGCCGTTGTCGTTTTTAATTGCATTAAATTTTTAGAAGAAAAGGAAAAGCAAAAACAAGAACAAGAACAACAGGTGCAAGAAGACGCAAAGTTGAAAAAGGTTAAATAAATGAAATACTTAAATTATTTACTAACAAGCATTTTACTTTTTTACACGCCAATTGTTGGACTTTTGATTGGCGTGGGGGTTGCAATCATTTTCGATACGTTTACGGGCGTTTTCAAATCAATTAAGTTGAAAGGGGTTTCGTCAATAAAAAGCCGTATTTTAAGCAATATAATTTCAAAAATGGCATTGTACGAATTATGTATTTTGTCGCTTTTCGCAATTGATTATTATGTTTTAAACGAGTTTGTAATACGGTCATTTGGTATCAATTTCATGTTTACGAAAATTTGCGCGATTATGCTAATATTTATCGAGTTAGTAAGTATCAAAGAAAACATCGAAGAAACTTTCGGCGTTGACCTTTGGAAACTTTTAAAAAATTCATTTAACCGCGCAAAGGAAATCAAAGACGACGTCAACGAAATAACGAACTAATGGACAAAATCACAATCGAAAGAATTAAACAGGCACACCCGAAGTTAAGGGACGAATTGTTGTCGTTATATTCGCAATGTAACAAAATGTTACCCGCAGGCGTTCGGTTGCGTTTTGCTTATGTTTTTAGAAGTCCCGCAGAACAACACGCGTTGTTTTTACAGCGCCCAAAAGTAACCAACGCCGACAGTTGGCAAAGTATACACAATTACGGACTTGCGTTTGATATTGTTATATTATACGACAAAAACGGCGACGGAACGTTTGAGACGGCAAGTTGGGAAAATAACGAACATTGGCAAACCGTTGTTAAATTTTTCAAGTCAAAGGGTTACGAATGGGGGGGCGATTGGAAAAAATTTCCCGACGCGCCACATTTTCAAAAAACGTTTGGTTTTGATTGGCGCGTTTTAAAACAACGCATCGAAAGAGGCATCACGATAATTGACAACGGCATTATTTACGCAAAAATATAAATTATGAAATCACTTTTAAAAATACTTTTATTTTGCGTTTTATTGGTTAGTTGCGGAACCCGAAAAGTTGAAAAGTCAACAGAAACAAAAAAAGAAGTAACAACCGAAACGACAAAAATTGACGAAGTAAAAACCGACAACACAAAAATAAACATTGTCGAGAATTTCGACGAAATGATTATCGAACCAATAGACACAATTGCGCCAATGATTGTTGACGGCAAAGTTTACAAAAACGCCCGTTTGCGACGCGTAAATAAAAAAGTCAATACAAATATCGTAAAAGATATAAAAGAAGTTAAAACGACGGTAAAACAAGCCGAAAAAAAGACGTCACACGAAGTAATTAAAAAAGATATTAAAAAGGTGGCGGGTTGTTCGTGGTGGTGGTGGTTACTTTTGATTATTCCGATTTATTATTTATACAGGAAATACAAAAATTTGATTTGGTTTATTTAAAATAAACGCCCGTTAATTTCTTAACGGGTTTTTTTATGTAAAAAAAACAGCCGACAAAATCAATTGCCGACCGTCCTTTCACTTAAAAAAATACGGAATTATGAGAACCGAACTACAAAGTTAATAATTTTAATTTATAAATAACCCAATAAAACGGCGTTTCTTATTTAGAATTAATATAAATTAAACATTTTTTATTTAATTGTGTTGCGTAATTAAATTACATTTGTATCTTTGACCCAACAAACAAACAAAAAATTAAAATTATGAAAACAGAAATGACATTAACAGGCGAAAATATTAAATTTGAAAACGGGAAAATTTTTTCAATTTATTCTAAAATGACAAAAACGGGTTTGCGTTTTTATTGGTTTTCAAGAAATCAATTTAGATTTTTTCCAATTTCAAAAAATGAAATAAATAATTTAATAATACTTTAAAACAAAAAAACAGGGGCGCGACTGTTAAACGCGCATTAACTTAAAATTCAATTATTATGAAAACATTTTTATTAAAACAAAGATTTCAAATTTATTTTATCGGCGCATGCGTTTTGTATTTTGTCGGTCGCGTTATTATTCAACAACTTTTTAATATTTAATCAAATGGAAATCAAAATCACAAAAAAAGTAGAAGTAATCGAAACGGTAAAAATTAAATTGCCCGCGTATTACAAAGACACGGCGCACCAATACAAAATAATTTCCGCACAACATTGTATTTGCGTAACGGTAAGCGGTGGACTTCAAAAATTACATGCGGAATTACCTTTTAACATCGGCGCAATTGAAAGCACCGAGCAGGAATTTAACGACGCATTTATGAGGGTAATGTCAGAACTTAAAAACTTAATTAAATAATGAAAACAGAAAGCAAACGCGGGCGCAAATCAATTGACCCGCAGGACGTCAAAAATTTGCGGTTTCAATTGGTATTTTCGCAAAATCAAATTAACGCCGTCGGCGGTCGAGAAAATGCCTATAAACTTTTAAAAAACGCAATCAAATGTTAATATTAAAAAACGGTTATTGGACTTTGTACGGCCAAAAATATTGTGAATTAAACGCGACGGCGAAATTGGTTTTTAATTTGTTATTTGAAGACAAAAAAAATTTAATTGTGTTGCACAATAAAAATAAAACAATTACTTTTGCCTAACTTAAAAAATCAAAATTATGAATTTAGACGACTACATCGAGGGAACGTTTAACCCCGATAACCCCGCAAATTACGAAGACGAAGACGACGAAAACGACATTGACGAAATCGAAGTCGAAGACCCCGAAATTTTAGAAACAAATTAATCACTTTAAAAATTACAATTATGAGCAAAGACCTTTATTTCGAATTTAAGGCGGAACAAATGGCGACAATGTACGCGCCAACGTTCACAAAAAAAGAAGCATTATTGACAGGTAAAAGAATGGTCGACGACCTATTGGAAAAAGGCGAAGTTGACCCGATAATCGTTTGGACAAACGTTTGCAGGCTTAAAGAGGTTGCAAATTCAGCAGACGCAACATTTAGGGACAAAGTCGAAATTCTTGAAAAGACAGTTATAAACGGCGTCGAGTTCACGCCAACAAACGTCGGTAATACTGTTAACTATTCCGAAGACGAAATTTACAACCAATTAAAAGCCGATTTGGACGCCCGCGTCGAATTGCTTAAATTAGCACAAAAACAAACAATTATTGACGCATACGGGAACGACGTTCCAAAAGTCGGGACGACCCCGCGCAAAAGTTCAACAGCAATCAAATTTTAACAATAAACTTTAAAAATTAGAAATTATGGCAATCACAGCAAAAAAAAGCGAAACACTTGAAAGAGAATTAATCGAAGCGGGAAATTATGTCGCCCGTTGTTATAGAATGGTAGAAATCGGGACATGTGACGAAGAATTTTTGGGAGTAAAAAAGCAAATGCATAAAGTCCGTATCGGTTGGGAACTACCGACAGAATTAAAAATATTTAACCCTGAAAAGGGCGAACAACCGTGCGTTATCGACAAAGAATATACTTTGAGTTTAGCCGACAAAGCAAATTTGAAAAAAGATTTGCAAAGTTGGCGAGGTAAAGCGTTCACGGACGAAGAAGCCGAAGCGTTCGACATTACAAAACTTTTAGGCGTTTCCTGCATGCTTAATATTATACACGTTCAAGGCAAAAAAGACCCAACAAAAACCTATCAGGCAATCGGGAGCGTTTCGCCAATGCCAAAGGGTTTACTTTGCCCGCCACAGGTTAACGAAACATTTGTCTTTGACTTTGAAAATTTCGACGAAATGAAATTTAACACTTTGCCCGACTTTTTAAAAGAGCAAATCGCAAAGACGCCCGAGTATAAAGAAGCAATTTCGCAAACCGTTGAAGCGTCGCCGTTTTTAGAAAATAACGAAGACGAACAACATTTTATTTAAAAAATAGTTTTATATTTGCAATTGTAATTTAGTGAGATTTATTACAAACCGTAAAATATTATAAAAATCCGATGCAGGACGCCAAATCTCACAATAGGCGAAATGTATCGGATTTTACTTTTATAATTATGTCAAAAAATAAAAATAAGATACATCGATTTGAAGTTTATAAAAAAAACGGTTTTAGTTGTGTTTATTGTAAAAGAAAATTTAAAATTCCAATTAATTGGGACAATAAAAAAGCAATTCACGACGGAGTAATGTTTTTAGAAATAGACCACATTATACCATTATCAAAAAACGGTTCGGACAAAATAGAAAATAAACAATCGCTTTGTCAAAAATGTAACAACGCAAAATCAAATCACTATGGAAAAACCGACTAAAAGAAAAGCGTTTAATTTTTTACGAAGTTATTTTGACGTTGTAAATGAATTGCAAAACGATACCGATAAATTTAATTTTTTAATGGCTGTTATTAATAAGCAATTTTTAGACGAAGACCCAAACGAATTAAGTTTTATTGTTAAACTATGTTACGCAAGCCAAAAGCACGCAATAGAAGCAAGCGTAAAAGGTTGGAAAAGAGTTAGTCACACGGATTTAATAGGTAACCCCGAAACAGACGTAAAGACTAACACAACGACTAACCCTATGACTAACCCTATGACCAACCCCGTACAAGTAGAAGTAAAAGAGAAAGTAAAAGTAAAAGAAAAGATTTTATTATCGGAAATTAAAATTTCCGAAGTTCCGACAGATTTACAAATGTATTATCGAATTGCAAAAGACTTTCAAAATCTATTTATTAAAAATTTGACCCAAAGAAACGCGCCAATAAAAAACCAACAAAACGCAACTTTTAAAAATTACGTTGACCCGATACGTTTGGCAATTATAAACAACGAATGTAATATAAATGATTTTCGCGACGTTTGGAAATATTTAGACAGTCCGCAAGGCGATTTTTGGAAAACCAATATTTTGTCAACTTCAAAACTTCGGGAGCAAATACAAAAGTTAATTATGTCGGCACGCGAAAACAAAACACAATCTAAAAAAATTGATAAATTATGACAATTGAAAAAGCATTGCAACGAATAGTTTGGCGAGTTTCCAACGGAGCGCACACACCGAACCAAAACGACGTCGAAGCCGTCACAGTTGTTGCGGAATGGATAAATAGACAAAAGGCGCAGGAACTACAACAAAATAGGTTGTTTGCAAAAATGTACGTTTACTGTTTTATACATGAATTAGAATTTTATAAAGATTTGAAATTTGCACAACGAAAATTGCATGAAATATTAAAAACGTCTTTACGCCAATTATACAGCGACTTTAAAGACAAATTAAATATTATCGAATTAAACGCCTTAAAAAAATCATTAGGATTTTGTAATTTGCACCCGTTAATCATGACCGACGAACAAATTAAAAAAGAAGCCGATTTAATAGCCGAAAATACCGAAGCAATACAAAAGTATGTTTTTGGTATTTGGACGTCTGAAAAGATAGAAAACGGACTTAATAGTCAAATTTCGGAAGCGATTAACAACTACAAAAACTTAAATTAATAAAATTATGATAGATTTACCAAAAATCGAATTGAAATCCGAACCGCAGGAGCAGGAATTTAATTTTAAACAAATTCACGATTTGCAATTTGTCGACATCGACGAAGTATTAAAACCGCAACCCGTCGCAATAAGTATTGGAGCAAGTCAATACAAAGGGCAAAGTTACCCGATACCGTTCGGAAGTTACGGCGATTTTAGTTGTATTGTCGGGGCGTCAAAGTCAAAGAAAACGTTTTTAAAATCTTTGTTTACCGCCTGTTATATTGGCGGAAATTCCAACGTATATTCAACAGAAATAAAAGGGCATAACGTCGGTAAAAAATGGGTCATCGACATTGACACGGAACAAAGCGAATATCACGCCCAACGCGTTTTCCGCAGGGTTGCCGAAATGGTAGGGTCAAACCCTGTAAATTACAAACCGTTTGCGTTGCGTACTTTGTCGGCTTCGGAACGTTTTAAATTCATTGATTGGATTTTTAACGAAAGCCAATACAAAGGCAATATCGGTTTATTAATTATTGACGGGGTCGCCGATTTGGTTAATGACGTTAATAATTTGGAAGCGTCCAACGAAGTTTCGCAAAAACTATTGGAATGGAGCGGGAACGAAAATTGCCACATAATAACAGTTTTGCACCGTAATTTTGGAAGTAATAAACCGACGGGACATTTAGGGTCGGCCGTATTAAAAAAAGCCGAAACGGTTGTGTTTGTAGAAAAAGAAGACGACGCCGTTTTGGTTACTTCGGAATATAGCAGAAACCAACCGTTTGAAAATTTCGCCTTTACAGTTGACGAAAATTGGTTGCCTTGCGTAATTAACGAAGCAGTCACAAAACAGGAAATCGAAAAAATGTTTAATCAAAAAAATAAACCTAACTTTTAAAAATAAAAATCATGAAACAATTATCAATTAAGCAAATTTTAATAACTATTTTAATCAGTTATTTATGCATATCTTTTGTAAATGCAGAATTAAACCCACTTAAATTAAATGTAGCAATTAGAGCAATTCAAACATTTGTAATTATAATTTCTTTAGCTATTCAATGGGGAATTAAAAACACTTTATAAAAATTAAAATTATGAAATCAAACAAAATCGACGCGTTAAATTATCAATTGACGTCAGGAAAAGCAATAGGCGACCGCGCAAAAATATTAATGGAAATTTCAAAAAATCCGTTGACAATTGAAAACCTTGTTTTAATGGGTTGGAAAATACAAACAGCGTCCGCGCGTTGTTCGGAATTAGAAGACTTGGGAATGATAAAAAAAATGTACAACCCGACCAATTCTTTTTCGTGGTTTAAGTTTGTAAGCGACCCACAGGAACGCGAAGACTTGCGAAAACAAATTGCAAACAATAAAAAAGCAAAGTATTTTGCCAAAGGCTTGGAAATGGGTTATTTTGAATTAAACGAAAGCGGTTTAATTGTAAATTATAAATTTGCTTTGTAATGCAAAAAATAACAATCAGGTCAAACGTAAACGGCGGGAACTTAAAAAGAAACCGAAATTTAATAATTGACGCAATCAAAAGTTTTGAAGGCGCGGACGTTTTAATCACTTTTGAAAAGCCAAAGAAAAAAAGGTCAAACCCACAAAACGCATTTTATTACGGCGTAGTTATTCCAATTGTGCAAAATTGTTTGCGTGACGCGGGGCATGTAATGACAAATGAAAGCACGCACGATTTAATAAAATTGAAATTCTTAAAAGAAATAATTTTGGCAAACGAAGACACGGGCGAAGTTATCGAACGCGTAAAATCAACGACGGAACTTTCAACGTCTCAATTTATGGATTTTGTTGCAGAAATAAGCATTTTTACAAACGATTATTTTGGCGTTGTTATACCGTCGCCAAACGAAAATTTAACTTTACAATTTGATTAATGGAAAATAAAATAAAACCCCGCAGGTGCAAAATTTGCCAAATCGTATTCACGCCCGCCCGTCAATTGCAGGGCGTTTGCGGTTACGATTGCGCCAAAGCATACACGAACAAATTAAAAGAAAACAAAGCACGTCAGGAAAAGAAAATCTTAAAAGAAAAGCTAAAAACACACAAAGACTATTTACAGGAATTACAAAAGATTTTCAATACTTACATCAGGGAGCGCGACAAGTCAAAGGGTTGTATTTCCTGTAATAAACAATTAACGACAAAATTCGACGCGGGGCATTTTTACAGCGTCGGGAAGTACCCAAATTTAAGATTTAACATTTACAACGTTCATGGTCAATGCGTTGAATGTAACCAACACAGACACGGAAACATAAACGAATATTCGTTAAAATTGGGCGACCGCATAGGAACCGACAAACTTTTGAAATTAAACGAAAGTCGAAACACAGTAACAAAATTGTCAATTCCTGAAATCGAAGTTTTAAAAATCAAATACAGGGAATTAACAAAGATTTTAAAAAATGAACAATAAAAATAAATTGCGGGCGGGTTCGCGTTGGCACGGTACAAAACAAGTTCCCGAACACGTCCAAATAAAAAAAGACAAACACGGGCGGGAATGTTATTTGGCGGGTACTTTTTTACAAAATGGGGTTTGGTATCATCAAATAAAATACATCGATAATGACGAAATATTTACGGGGCGTTACGACATTTTAAACCCGTTTTTTGAAATTAAATTTATAAAATAAATAAAAATATTATTGTTTTTGTTTGTATAATTAAAATGTATTTATATCTTTGACCCAACAAATAACAAAAAAATACAAAAATTATGAAAAATCACATCAAAGGAATAATGGAAAATGCAAAAAGAATTTACGAATATGATAACCGTAATTTTCAAACAAAAGCGATAAATAGTTGTATTGATAACGGAATGGTTACAATCACAATTGCGGACAAAGACAGGTTAAGCACCAACGCAAAGATTTTAAACAAAGACGGGAGTTTATTTGGTTTTAATTTAAGAGTTGACGCGTTCGGATTTACAAGTCGCGTTCGGGTTCATCATTATATTGCGCCAAACGATATTTTGTCGACAATTGGCAATTTGTTAAATAAACAAAACATTAAAGAAAAGATAGGCGCAACTTATTTAGAGAATTGCGATTGTTCCCGTTGTAACGGTAAGGGAATTATTCCACAATTTCACTATTATTGCTCGGGAATTTGTTTCGATTGTTACGGGTCAGGAAAAAACGTTGTAAAAAAATCAATATAATAAAATCGGGGGCGCGTCCGTTCAACGCGCATTAACTTAAAAAATACAAATTATGGAAGTATCGGATTTAAAAAAAGGGTCAATTATTGAAATACGAATGAATTTATCGCCTGAAAAAATGGACGTACCCGTAAAAGTAGAAATAGAACGGGCAACCGAAAAATTTTTGTGGTTTAAATATAATTGTTTACAAAGAATGGGTCGGAATACTTTTCAAAATTGTATCGACCATTTTAATTGCAAAATAATATCGATTTAAAAATAAACGGAGCGCGTCCGTTCAAAGCGCATTTATTTACTAACTTAAAAAAATCAAAAAAATGAACAGTTTAAAAAAAATCGAAAAGTACGAAAAGGCATTGGAAATTATTTTGTTTTGCGTCGAACACAATCCAAAAGTAAATTTGACGCAATTACGCAGGGAGTTAAAAATCAATAAAAATTTTATTTCCGCTTTGTCAAAACTTGGCATAATCAAAAACAACGGAAATCGCGGTGCGTCAAATTATACCCTATTAAAAAAAATAACGCCCGAAATGACAATGAAAGTTTTAAATCTTGCAAACGAATTGTCACAACAGAAAAAAGAAACAATTATCGAAAAGCACTTCGGAACAATTACAATCGAATATCGACGAACTTTTTTACAAAGATTTTTCGACCTTTTTAAATTTTAACAAATGGGTTTATTTAAAGAACTATTTTACAAGTCCCGCAGGACGCAAAATGAATTGTCGACCGTATTAAATTACACAACCGCCAATTTGTCTATTTTGAAGCGAAAACAACCGCCCTACTTTATTAAATTAGAAAAAGCAATGTCGACATTAGGCATTGACAATTTAGAAGCGCACGAGGGTAATTTAACAATCACAATCCAATTAAAATGCAAAGAATAGAAAAGTTAATCGAAAACGAAATTCCTTTCGCGGTCATGAACTACAAAAAAACGCCCGCAGGGTTGCCCCGAAATGCGTTTGAATTAATTGTTATAAACCCACAGAACGGCGAATTGAATATTTTTCAACTTGACCCGCAGGACATTAAATTGTTAAAGGGTCGCAAACATCAAAGGCAAATCGCAATCAAAAACAAAACCGCAGACGGTCAGGTTTACGAGTTTATGAATTTTAAACAGGTTTACGACGACGCAATCAAAGAATTTGAACGACTATTGCAGGAACATAACAAAACATCACAAAATTAAGATTATGGAAATAATAAAACAAACTAAAACCATTTCAACAGATGAATTTACTATTGAATTTGCAGAGTGGTGCGATTTAAACGCTACCCAAAAATCAAAAGGATTGTGGTATAGTATTCCATTACAAATACCTATATGGGAAGCTAAAACAACAAAAGAACTATTAGAAATTTATAAAAAAGGATTATGAAAACAATTACAAAATCAGTAATTAAATTGTCAGAATTGCCAAAACACTTGCAAGAAAATAAAATATTTGCAGGTCATAAAATACACACTTTCGCGGAATTTCACATCAATAATTTTGAACGTGACGAATTAACATTGTGGTTAATAGAAAAATATCCTACCATAAAAATGAAAATAAGTTTTTTAATTCATATTGATATGGAAAAGCAACAACAAGGTTATAGTGAGGAAGATATGAAATTAGCATTTAAAGCTGGTCATAAAAAAGGATTTAGCGGTTATCCAAATACAGAAAATTGGAAAGAGTTACCTTTTAAAGAATGGTTTGAACGATTTAAAAAGAAATAAGATTATGACACGACAAAAAGAAAATTTAATTGTTGACATCGTTACGTCAATTTGTATATTTGTTATATTTACAGCGTTAACAATAATAATAATAAATTCATGAAAACAACAATAGAAATGTTAATCGACGAATTGGCAAAAAACATTGTCCCAAGCGAAAAAGCCGACGAAACGGAATTGGCACGAAACGGGGCGTTTCACGTCGCAATTAATTACGCCCGAACTTTTCAACAACGGGAAAAAGACATTATTTTTTCGGCGTTCGATAGCAAGTTTAAAGGAACCGCAGACGAATTTTATAACGCATGTTTTACCAAAAGCAATTTATAAAATGACACCAAAAGAAAAAGCAAACAAGTTAGTTGTCGAATACGAAAAAAAACTTATGTATGATTACAGTGATTATCATTATACATATAATTTAGGACATTGTAAACAATGTGCATTAATAGCAGTTGATGAAATGTTTAAAGAAATTAGCAAGTGGGCTGGTGGAGATTTTCAAGAATGGGAAAAAGAACGATGGAAGTATTTACAAGAAGTTAAAAAAGAAATAATCAACTTATAAGTTTACTTTATGAAAAAAAAACAACCCGAACCAATTATCGAAACAATTTTCGAAACTGAAAAACGTTTGAAACGAAAAGCGACAACCGTTTTAAAAGAAGCCAAAGAAGCCGAAGCCGTCAAACTAAAAAGCGGTTTCCATTGGGTCGCATTAGATAACAAAACAACCGTATTAAGAAAAATAAAAAAATAATGGCAAACGCAATTACTTCATTTCGTCAAAAAATAATGATTGTTGAATATTATTTGACGCACAAAATAAACGGTATAAAATCAATATCAAAGGAATTGGAAGTTTCACAAACTTCATTGTTAAAAATCGTTAACCAATACGAAAAGGACGGGTTTTTGATTTTACCGTCTAAAATGAATTAACTTTGTACTTTACAACGATAAAACAACAAAAATGGCAGGAAAAGGACAAATCAAACCGCGTTGGGTAAAAGGACAATCGGGCAACCCAAGCGGTCGCCCTGTTGGTTCTCAAAATAGTAAGACAATTTTACAAAGGTTTTTGAATTTAAAGACGCAAGCCGAAAACCCAATAACAAACGAAGTCGAAAACCTGACAATCGCCGAACAAATGCACTTGAAACAAGTTGCAAAGGCAATAGAGGGCGATTTATATTCCTACAAAGAAATTATCGACCGTTTAGAGGGCAAAACAATAAACGTTCAGGAAATCAAACAGGAAATCACACAAAAGACATTGCGCGTTGGTTACGGCGACGCAGACGACGAAGACAAAGACGAAGACATCGAAAATGGATAAAATCGATTTTAACCCTAAATTATTTAACAACCTTTATTGGCATTTACTAAAATATTTTAGTGACGCCAATTTCCGTTTTATATGGGTTTACGGCGGTTCGTCAAGTTCCAAAACATTTTCAATCGTACAACTTCAAATCGTATTAATGTTATCAGGCGAGGGCGAAAATAGTTTGATTTTAAGGAAATACGCGTCAGATATTCGCGACAGTATCTTTGCCGATTTTAAAGGCGTGATTTCGGGTTGGGGTTTGAACGACTTATTTATTATTCAACAAAATTACATTGTTTGCGTCCCGACGGGTTCGTTTGTTCGTTTTCGTGGTTTGGACGACAGCGAAAAGGTCAAAGGTATTTCCCAATTTAAACGGGTAATCATGGAAGAAATTTCACAGTTTGACGAATTGGATTTTAAGCAAATAAAGAAACGTTTAAGGGGTCGCGTCGGTCAACAGATTGTCGGAATATTTAACCCAATAAGTGAACAACATTGGATAAAAGAAAATATTTTCGACAGGGAAATTTTAACGGACATCGAAAGCGACATTTGCCAAACGCAAATAAACGACGCAGGCGACACGATAATTTTAAAGACGAACTATTTAGACAATAAATATATTGTCGGCGAATGGGACGACCAAAACAACCAAATTGGCGGGTTTGTCGATACGCATGTAATCAATGACTTTGAAAAGGATAAAATAAACGATTTCAATTATTATCAAATATACGGTTTGGGTAATTGGGGGAAACTTCGCACAGGTGGCGAGTTTTGGAAGGACTTTCAAACGGACAAACACGTCACGACAAAAGGTTGGGACGAAAATTTGCCGATACATTTGACGTGGGACGAAAACGTTAACCCGCACATCACTTGTTTAGTTTGGCAAATTAACGGCAAGGTCGCAACACAAATCGACGAAATTTGTTTGCCCGACCCGCGAAATAGAGTTTTAGACGCATGCAACGAATTTAAACAACGTTACCCCGTCGGCAGGGTTAAAGGTTTATTTTTATACGGCGACCGTACAAGTATAAAAGAAGATACGAAGTTGGCAAAGGGCGAAAACTTTTACACCAAAATACAACAAAATTTAGCGGACTATTTACCGCGTTTACGTATGCAAAGCGTTAACCCAAGCGTCGCACAGTCAGGCGGTTTTATCAATGAAATTTATCGTAATTGTTTTGAAAATATAACTATCTTTGTAAATGATAAATGCAAAAAAAGCCTTTTCGATTATCAATATGCGTTGGAAGACAGCGACGGAACGATTAAGAAATCAAAGAAAACGAACCCGATTACAAAGGTAAGTTTTGAGGAGTTTGGACATTGTAGCGACGCAAAACGTTACTTTTTAACGGTGGCGTTTGCAACTGAATATCAAAATTATTTAAGAGGTGGGCGAAAGTCCACAATTTCAATTGGACGGAACAAAACAAAATCAGGGTATTAAAATGAATAGATTAAAATTTAAAATTTATTTGACATTTATTTTGATAATCTTTAAAATAAAAAATTTATGGCGTACTTAAATGCGGGCGACTATTTATTGCAAATTCAGGACGTTAATTTGCAACAGATTATTAATTCAAACGTCGCAATCAGGGAAAACGCGGACTTGTTAGCCGAAGCCGAAGCGCGTTCGTACTTAATACAAAAATATGATTTCGACGCAGAATTGGCAAAGACAGGGACAGCGCGCGACCCGCAATTATTGGCGTACGTTGTTGACATTGCATTGTTTCACTTGCACAGTAGAATAGCACCGCGCAACGTTCCTGAATTAAGACAAACAAGGTATGACAACGCGATTGCATGGTTAAAAATGTGTGCATTTGGAGACGTGACGCCAAAGTTAACGCCAATTTCGCCCGCACAGGGTAACCGCATAAGATACGGCGGAAATACTAAAAACGTAAACCAATATTAAAAATGGGAGTAATTGACAAATCGATAAAAGGGTTTAAAAATCTTTTTAATTATACGCAAATTTTAGCACCGCAGGAAAACAACCCGAAAAATTTAGGGTCGCGAGTTATGCCGTTACAATTGCAACGTATTAAACAGGACACGTTAACTTGGCGCGAGGGTATCGAAGAAGCCGAACGCGCTTACGTTCCATTTCGGGTAAAAATGCAAGAAACGTTCGTCGACACGATTTTAAACGGTCACGTTTCGGCTTGCATCGAACGACGAAAAGATTTAACGTTATTGCGTGATTGGCAAATTATAAACCCCGACGGTTCGGTAAACGAAGACGTCGAATTGCTTTTAAATTCCGCATGGTTTAACAAATTCATGTCGTTTTCATTAGACACAATATTTTTTGGTTACACGCTTGTAAGTTTAGGAGACATCAAAGACGGGAAATTTGACGACATCGAAATAATTAAACGTTGGAATGTTTCGCCCGACCGCAAGGTTGTTTCGTCGGTTCCATACGATACGAACGGCGTAAGTTTTGAAGCGGACGAGTTTAGAAATTGGCACGTTTACATAAAAACAGTAAACGACATCGGTTCGTCAAAATGCGGGTTCGGTTTGCTTTATTCCGTTGCATTGTACGAAATATTTTTGCGTAACCTTTTAGGCTATAACGGCGACTTTGTCGAATTATATTCGCAACCGTACCGAATAGGAAAAACAAACAAAACGCAAGGCGTAGAACGTGACACGTTTGAGGACGCCGTCGCCAATATGGGTTCGGCAGGTTACGCGATTTTGGACGCAATGGACGACACAATCGAATTTTTAGACAGTTCATTGGGCGGGACAGGTTACAAAGGTTACGCCGATTTGGAGCAACGCATCGAAAAGAAAATTTCGAAATTGATTTTAGGACACGCCGACGCATTGGACAGCACTTCGGGAAAAATTGGCGCAAGTCAGGGCGAAGACAGTCCAACGGCGAAAGCATTAGAAGACAAACAAACAAAAGACGGCGTTTTCGTGACAGACGTAATTAATTGCGAGTTATTGCCGAGACTTCGAAATTTAGGTTTTGCAATTCCTGACGCTGTTAAATTTGAGTTTAAAAACGACAGCGAACAAAACGAGACAAACAACAATATTGTTGAAATGGCGGTTAAGATTAAAAACGCAGGGTTACAAATGGACAAAGACTATTTCGAAGAACAAACGGGAATTAAATTATTTGATTTGCCCGCCGTTGCGTCAAGTCCAACACCAAGCCAAAGCGTAAAAAATAGACTTGAAAGTTTATATAAATAATGAATTATACACAACAACAAATCGACGCATTAATCGAGGGTATTTATAACGGGGCAATTACGCCCCGCGATTTGCCTATTGGTTTATACAATGCGATTTCAACAAAGTTGTTGTCAGCATTGGGAAGCGTTGAGGGGTCGCCAAGCGCAAGCCTATTGAACCAATTAAAAGAAAATATTTACATGTTTTCAGGGGCGAAAGTTTACCAACAAATACAGGAAATTAGTTTGTTAGCAAACAACGACAAAATAAAATCGTACGCCAATTTTAGGGACGAAGCGTTGGGAATTTACAAACAATACAATAAAAATTGGCTCGAAACTGAATATAAAACAGCAATTGGACAGGCGCAAAGCGCGACCCGTTGGGAACAAATCGAAGCGCAAAAAACGGAATTGCCGTATTTGCAATATAGCGCCGTAATCGACAAAAACACGTCGGACATTTGTAAACCATTGGACGGGGTTTGTTTGCCTGTTGACAATAAATTTTGGAACGTAAACACACCGTTAAACCATTTTAATTGCCGTTGCACCGTAATACAACACGACAAAACCGACGCAACACAAATCGGTATAACATCAAAAGAAGACGCCGACAAAGCAACGGCGGAAATCACAGAAAAAAGACACCCGCTATTTGAGGGCAACAGCGGAAAAGATAGGCTAATTTTCAACGACAAACACCCATATTTTGACGTCCAAAAAGAAGACAAAGAATTTGCAAAAACAAATTTCGGGTTGCCAATTCCAAATTTAACAAGTCCGTACAAACCCGCAGTATTTGAAACGTGGGAAGTTAATAAAGTTTTAGACGACGGAGTTTTTGATTTACTTAAAAAAGAAATTGAAATCACGCAAAAAAACGGCGGTTGTTATGCGCAAGGTGGGCGACGCGCTAATTTTTCAACAAACGCCCCGCGTTGGACGAAATCAATTGATTATCAGGAACGCGTAATTTATCATGAAATCGGACACGTTATACATACGCAAAACGATATTATACAGGTAGGGTTAAAAGTTTCAGACCAATATAAAGCGCATTTTGCGGAATTAAAAAAAATAATAAAAGGAACTGAAAGCGAATTGCATTTTAAATGTCGCGAACTATATAAAACAGGCGTAAACGATTTAGAAGTTTTTGCAAAATACGGGGTTAAAAATCATAACGATTTAATCGAAAAACTTGGCGCGGTTGCCGATAGTTTAGAAGCATTAACAAACGGTCGTTTTGGTTGGGGTCATGGTAAAAGATATTATTCGCGTTTAGGATTTAAAGAAGCGGAAATGTTTGCCCACAGCGTAGAAAATACATTTAAAATAAATGAAGTTTTTGCCGAAATAATGCCCGAAGTTTATAAAAAAAGCATTGAATTTATAAAAAACATAAAATGACATATTTAGAAAAATATTTGGAAAAATACCCGAAAGAATTTAACGAAATAATGTCGGGAGAAATGATTTTCGGAATTGACGAAATCGAAACTATTTTAAAAGAAGCATTAGAAAAAAACAAAAAATTTGTTTTAGAAAATAACGAAGACGACGAAATTTCGGACGGTCAAACTTATAAACTTATTTAATAATGGCGTCGCAGTTTGATTTTAGACGGGTGCAAATAAGGTTAAAAGAAGCCGAAAAGGGTTTGTCTTTGTCGTTGGCAAATATTGCAAAGAATGAATTTTTAAACAATTTCAGGGAGCAAGGTTTTAACGGTCAAAAGTGGCGCGAAGTTCAAAGACGTACCGCAGGCACAAAAGCGTATGCAGGGAGCAAAGACAGGGGCAAAAGAACGCGCGCAATATTACAGGGCAAGGGTTCGGGTCGCTTAAGAAAAGACGTTGCAAATTCAGTAAGCAACGGACAGAAAAACAGCGAATTGAGTTATACGTTAATAGTCAATAATGAGTACGCAAGTTATCACAACGACGGTACGAAAACAATACCGCAACGTCAATTTGTCGGCATGACTGAAAAATTAAATAAAAAGATTTTGAATAAAATAAACGAAAAATTTTCGCAAATATGGTAAACGTAATAAATGAAGTTGTCGCAAAACTTCGCACAATTCCCGAACTTAAATTGGTTACGATTTGGAATAATCAATTTAGTTATATGGACGACGGCGAAATATATTCGTTTCCTATGCCGTGCGCATTTGTTGAGGTCAACGCGGACAATTTCGAGCAATTGGGAAATAACTTTCAGGCGTCGGATATTAATATTAAAATACATATTGGACAGGATTTTTATAATGGTTCAAACATAGACGAAAATTTGACTATATTTGTACTTCGTGACTTGGTAGTCAAAAAGTTATCACGTTTCAAACCAACAACCGCAGGCGATTTGGTTAAAACAAGCGAAAAACAAGACTTTCAACATACAAACGTATATCATTACGAAATAGATTTTAAAACGCATTATGTAGATAACACAAACGTAAGCGTTGAAACATTAACAGTCCCGCCGTTGGCGTTGGAAATACAATAAAAAAGAAATGGCAAGAACAATTGAACAAATACAAGCGGGAATTATAGCAGATATACAGGCGACGCCTGAATTAGCAGAAGCAAACAGCACGAGTAGGCGCGCAATTTGGCGTTTATTCGCATTTGTGCAAGCGTCGGCAATCTTATTATTGGAGCAAATAATCGACGTTTTTACGACTGAAAACGATTTGAAAATTAGCAAGGCAATACCCGCGACAGCAAGTTGGTTAAACGCCAAAGTTTTGGAATTCCAATATTCAGCAACAAACCCGCAAATCGTGCAATTGGTTAATTTTGCGCCCGTTTACCCTGTAATCGACGCGTCTTTGCGTTTGATTTCGCGTTGTTCGGTTGTGACTACAATATCAAATCAGGTAATTATAAAAGTCGCTAAAAATGACCCGCCCGTTGCATTAACGACGACGGAATTAAGTTCGTTACAATCATATATTAATAATATCGGAATTGTCGGGGTTTCTTACAATTGCCAAAGTTTAACAGCCGACAAAATACATATCGAAGCCGAAATTTATTTCGACGGTCAATATTCGACGGTAATTTCGGGGACAGTTGAAAACGCGATTAACAACTTTTTAGCCAATTTGTCTTTTAACGGAAATTTAAAGGTTTCAGACATCGAATTTGCAATTAGAAACGTTGTTGGAGTTAACGACGTATTATTAAAGAACGTAAAAATGCGAAGCGACGCGACGGCATTTGTAGACGGCACATTTTTAGTTCAAAACAACACCGTTATTTCGAGAATATTCCCGACAATTTCGGGATATGTAGTCGAAGAAACGACAGTCGGACAAACCTTTGCGGACAAATTAACATACATAGCGAATTAATCATGTATAATATTGACTACAATACAACCGTCGAAAATCTTTTAGTACCTGACAAAAGGACTAAAAAAACGGTCGCTTATAACACGGCATTAGTTGGCGACGTCGCAAATAATCATAATTTACTATTTAGTAAATATAAAGATTTTACGATTTTGCCAATTTGGACAGCGGGAACGTATGCAAAAAACGAATTAATTAGATACGGCAAAAGCATCTTTCAAAGCATCGAAAACGGAAACACAACCCAACCGACATTTTCAAACACTTGGCGTTTGGTTTCTGACAACTTTTTGGGGTCAGATTTCAGGTTGGAAATAAGGGGCGAAAAATTAAACCTTGAATTTGCTTTAAATACATGGTTCGGTACTTTATTCAGACAACCAAACGTCGGTTTAAGCGACATTTATTTAGTTACCAATCCAATCGCACCAATTAGCGTTTTTAGGGTCGGAAACAGCGAGTTTGAAAGTTCAAAAGTATTTTTAAACATTAGCGACGAATTTGTAATAAATTATTATAGTTTTTCCGCGCAATACAATTTAACAATTAACGTTCCGTCGAGTTTGTTTTTATCACTTGGGGCAACGGACGAAATCAGAACATCAATAATTAGAAATTTTGCGGACAAATACATAAACGCAGGGTTAACCTACCAAATAACAACATATTAAAAATGAAAGTATTAAATATTACTGACATCAGCAGTTCAAACGCAATGCCGATAAAAGCGGGGACGTTGCAATTTTTACAGGACGCACACAAAGAAGCGATTGCGGGACTTATTACGAATGTAATACCGTTGCCGTTGCCAAATACGGTTTATATTTTATCAGGTTGTAAAAATTTAACAACGGCGCCAATACACACGTTGACGGCGGGGGTTTTATTTTACAACGGCGAAATTTTCAACTTTGACGGCGCGACGTTTACTTTGACGGGTTTACAAAAAGCCTATGCAAGAATAGAAACAACGCAATATTTAACAAACGCCGACCCCGTACAATTTACGGACGGAGTTAGTAGAAACGTTCATAATATTAGAAAAATTGTAATTGAAAACACCGTAACGAGTTCGGGTTTACCTGAATTTATAGACTTTATTAACGTCGGGCAATGGAAAGACGCGACAGACGCTTTAAATTTAGCCGTTACGACAATGCAAGCGACGGACATTTCATTGCAAAATCAAATCAATATATTAAGCGCTTCTTTACCTAAAAATATCGGCTACATTTCGGGGTTAAATTTACCCGTTTTGAGTGGTTCGTTAACAGTTGGCGGAAATATTACAAGCGCAACAGGAACGGCAAGCGACGGGATTTTGGTTACAATGCAAAACGCAATGCCAAACATTAACTATTATGTTCGTTGTATTGTTGAAAGTCAGGCAGGTTATACGTTAGACAGTCAGGTCGCGGGGTCGTCGTTTAAAAAAATAAGTACGACGCAATTTTATTACATCGTTGCGGAAACGGGAAGCGCGACGCAAAATTTAAAGGTACATTTTGAAGCCGTAGCGTATTAAAAAATGAGTATATCAAAACAAAGGCGAGTAACGGCGTACCCAAGCCCTTTAAATTTTAAAAAGTTAAAGGAAACAACGGACGCCCGAAACGTAAGTAAAAGCAAAGTAATAAACGAAGCGTTAACCGTCTATTTTAAAGATATTAAAACAATTTAATTAATAATTTTATTGTTTTTATTAAAAAAAAGTATTACACAATTTAGAATTTATCTAAATTAAAACAAAAATTTTATACATTTGTATTATGATTTATTGCATTGACGAAAATATCGACGAACCAATTATGTTAATCAATTCGCACATCGGATTTGACGAAGTGGACGGAATGGGAATTGACGGGGCGTTGTTTCAAAAAGAATTGTTATATTTGGACACGTTAGGAAAAAAACGTATACAAATTTGGATAAATTCAATAGGTGGGGTTGTCATGGACGGCTATTCGATAGCGTCGGCAATCATTAAAACCAAAACGCCTGTTGACACGTTCAACGTTGGGATTTGCGCAAGCATTGCGGGCGTGATTTTTATGTGTGGACGTAATCGCGTCGCAATGGATTACAGTTTGTTAATGATACACAAACCAAGCGGGGGCAACGACGAAAAAGTTTTGGAGTTAATGCAAGAAAGTTTGGTTACAATGTTAACGGCAAAAAGCGGGTTAACAATGGAACAAGTTTCCGCGTTAATGGACGCTACAAGTTGGATAAATGCGACCGAATGTTTAAAAATGGGGTTCGCAACAGAAATTGAAAAAACGGCAAAAGCCGAGACAATAACGGCGACAAATTACGCCGATATATTCACGCAAGCGAATAAGATTACAAACAAAATTTTAAAACCAATAATTAACAAAAAAAAGAGTATGTTAAAAGTAACAAACAAACTTGGTTTGACCGAAGACGCAAACGAAGAAAGCATTTTGAACGCAATCGAAAAAATTACGAATAGTTCAAACGCCGAAGTTGAAACAATGCAAAAAACAATTTCAGAAATGGAAGCGGAATTGGCAGAATTAAAACAAAAGTACGACGCAATGATTATCGAAGTAGAAACCGAAAAAGAAGCGTCCGAAGAAAAAGAAGCAATGGACATGATTTCTAATTTTGCAAAATTAGGACGTATCAAAAACGACGACGAAAACGTAAAAACATGGGTTAACCTTGCAAAAGCGGATTTCAACGGAACAAAAGCAATAATCGAAAATTTGCCTTTGAATGTAATTGCAAACAAAATCGAAAACAAAGTAATTGACGTAAACGCGCCAATTTTCAAAGAGGGTTCAGATTTCATGAATTTTGAATTAAAACAAATTAACAACAAAAACAAAAAATAAAATAACATGTCAGTAAGTTTAACAACCGCAAATTATACCCAATTCGAAAAAGGGTTTTTTATCACAGAAGCCGTTATCGGTTTAGACACAATTAACAAAGGTTTAGCATACGTTGCGCAAGGCGTACACAATGACCAATACGCGTTCCCTGTATTAACGGCAAACGTGGTTTTGAACCCAAGAACGGATTTACCTGTCGACAACGACACAACCGTTTTATCAAATAGAACAATTACGCTTGGAGCGTTTGAAGCGTTCGAAAAATTCGACCCGTCAATTTTCGAAAACCATTGGCACACAACAGAACTTGCGGACAAAATGTTGTCTCGTTCGTTGCCTGCAACTTTCGTGAATTATTTAGGTTCGTATTACACGGCAAAAACTTTCGCGCCTGTTGAACGTATGATACATGAGGGGTCAATCTCTTATACAACGTCAGCGTCAACGCCTGCATCGGTAAATTATTCAATCAAACATTTTGACGGTTTAATCAAACAAGCGTTAAACGCAACGACACCGTCTTTGCAAGTTGGAACGCCTGTTGCTTTGACAAGTGCCAACATCATTTCAAAAATGGAATTGGCTAAAAATTTAATGCCAAAAGCATTATTGGCAAGCGCAGACAGATATAAAAAATTAAAATTTATTATGTCAGTTGAAGACGCGCAAAAATATGAAGACGCGTTGGTAAATACAACTTACAAAAACAACGACACAACCGAAGCAGGTTTGAACCGTTACAAAGGTTACACAATTGAAGTGACAGCGGGTTTACCTGAAAACACTTTTTACTTTTGTGAAGCGACTTCGCAGGTAACTTCAAATATTCAATTGGCTGTCGCTTCATTGGACAACCTTTCGTTTATTGTTGACCGTTACGTTTCTTATGCGCAACTTTGGTTTTACAAAGCAATCGCGAAAATGGGGGTTGGAATTGCAAAACCAAACGAGTTTGTAATTTACACTACAAAAACGTTAGCGAATTTCAACGCATAATTTGAAAAAAACTTTTAAGATAACCGCCTATTAAAAGGCGGTTTTTCTTAATTATTTCACAAACATAAACCAACAAAAAAAATGGCTTTAAACAACATTAGTTTTGTAAAAGGAAAAGGCGGATTGGGGCGACCATTGGCAGGCAAAGACTACATCAGTGGACTTTTGTTTTATACCAATACGCTACCGAGTGGCTTTACCGCTACAAATAGAATAAAAGAAATATTTTCAGTTGCCGACGCCGTAGCGTTGGGAATTGGTAACACATACGCCGACGAAACGCAGGCGTCGGGAGTTTATACCATTTCAGCAATGGGAGCGACAGGCGACAGCATAACAATCAATTATTTAGAACCCGAAGCGAAAACGGTTGTTTTAGGTACTTATGTTAAGTTAGCGACAGACACAACGGCTTTATTGGTTGCAACGGGAGTTGTAAACGCAATAAACGCAAATACTTACGTTCACGGTTACGTCGCTACAATTGGCGCATTGGGAGCGTTTACAGTAAAAGCGCGAAAAGGGCTTGGAATTTACGCAAATACGGTTGGACTTTTAACCGCCACAGTTACGGGAACAATTGCGGGAAGTTTAACGACGCCGTTTTCGGGTGGGGTTGCATCTTTGCAAGCGACTTGGTATTATCATATTTCGGAATTTTTTAGAATTTCGCCAAAGGGGTTTTTATGGTTAAATTTTCAAGCCGTACCCGCTTCATATACCTATACGGAAATACAATCGTTTCAGGAGTTCACAGGGGGCGAAATGCGACAACTTGGCGTCTTTGTAGATAGCAAAGCGTTAACGGTTTCAGATACGACCTTAATTCAAGGAATTTGCAATTTATTAGACGTGGAAAAAATGCCGTTATCGGTAATTTATACCGTTGATTAATGGTGTTGCCATAATTATAATGATGTTTTAAATCCGATGTTAACAACTATATTGCGCGCAACTCCTATCGGAACAATGTTGATTGCGACAACTACTTTTG